ATTGAACGTCCGGACTTCGTAACCTTCTCCTTCCAAGTCAGAGCACACAGTCTCGAAGACCACGCCGTCTTGGATGTTAGTAAGGCCTTTGACATTTTCTCCAATAACCCACCTCGGGGCAAACTCTTTGATGACTCGAAACATCTCTGGCCAGAGATGTCTACTGTCACTGGTTCCTTGTTGCTTGCCTGCGACTGAGAACGGCTGGCACGGGAAACCCCCTGTGATAATGTCTGGGAATTCTGTTCCGTCTTCTTCGAATTGTTTTTTTGTGATTGTTTTAATATCATCGTATACCTTTGTTCCTTTCCAATGTTTATCTAAAATTAATTTACAAAACTTATCTATCTCACAGAATGCTACAGTTCTAAAATGTCCTGTAGATTCTAAACCTAAACTAAATCCTCCTATCCCACTAAATAGATCCAATACTTTCATCCTTAGTCCTTTCTTTCCATACTTTTAATATATTCATAATGTCTGATATTCTTACTTGATTTTTTCTGTTATTGCAACCAACGCAACAAAAAACTAAGTTGTCTCTACTGTAAGTTTTAGTTGTATCTAATCTGTCTATTGAAAAGTTAGTCTCAATTCCAGATCTTCTACTCTTCTGTCCTTCTCCTCTAGTTCCTAGACGCCTGACATAAGTCCATTGTTCCTTGCAATACTCACACGTTCTGCCATGGTCCTGGACATACAACATTAGTTCTGCGTATATTTCTTGTTTAGTCATGTCTGGTACCCATTTCTTTCTAGTGCTTTTACGCTTAGCTCTTTGAAAAATACCACCTATTACTTCATTGACATAGCCTTTTTCTGTGTTGATGTACTTGTTTTCTGCAAGTGCAATTTTTTCTTTGTTTTCAGCACGATAGACAGCTTTTCGTTTTCTATCACAAGGAGAACAACAGAAATTATAATTTCCATTTTTACTTAAATAAAAGTTATCTAAAGTCATTTCTTTCTTACAGAGGTAACACCTTTTTAATTTATCCACAGATACATCCCATAAAATTTCCACTACCATCGTTCATAATATGTAAATTTAATGTATCTGCATATCCTGTCAGCTTAAGCCTAAGAATCTCACATAAATCAAAACAATCTATCTCACCAATTATTTCTATTCCCTCCATTATTTGTTTTGTTACTGGTATCAATTGATACAGTCCATCGTTTAAAATTATAAGATCCATTATCTATCTTTGTCAGTATATTCATCTGGACTTTTTGTTCCCCACGCTATTATTTTTTTTAAATTCATAGCTTTCATTTCTAATGTTGCATAAGGTTTCCAAGCTTTCTTAATTAGATTTAATTCTAATAAAAGATTAGACCATTGTTTTGATGTAATGTCATCACTAGTTATAGTTACTTTTTTCATTAGTGTAGTTTCCTTTCTGTAAATGGCTGTATATGATTTGATCGTTTTAAAATATGTTTTTGCATAGCAGCATATTCTTTTTGATTAAGAAGAGTTTTATATATCTGCAAACCCAAAGCTGTTAGAGCTCCTGCAATTAGTGTTGCATCGTGTTTGTCTAACATACTGGTTATCTTATGTACAATCTCATCCACTATCTCTTGTTCTGTCTTCATGAGTAATCCCTTTCTTTAATCATTTCTAGATAATGAATTGCTTTATCTATATCTTCAACACCTCCTTTTGTAGAGTGTCTACAAATATATTTAATAGCATTACCTTCAGCAAATAATAATTTGTTTTTATTTACAAACTCTGCCGGCTGAATCGTAAAGTTTTGGTAGTGAGATCCCCCTATTTGTTTGTCCCAAACAACTTCTCCATTAGGATTTAGTTGTTGTTTTAAAGTACTAATATGTTCCTTAAGTTCGTCTTCTAGTGTTGTCATTTTTTTCCTTTCATCATTTGTTTTAGTATAGTTGTTGTAGGATTAAAATCCAAATCTCTACTGCAACCTGTGAATGCCATCAGCATCAACAATAATATTATCAACCTTATCTGCATCCAATTCTCCTTGACTATCACATACCCCACACTGAGCTGTGACTTCTTCTTTTGCTAAACGATACGGTATTCTAACGTATCCATTGCCCTTACAAGTAGGACAAATAACTTTATTCTTTTTTGGCGTGTCCATTTGTTTGTCCTTTTTTTACTTTCTTCATTTCTTTATCTACTAAATATTCAATAGTCTTTGATAGCGATAATTGAACATCAAAAATCTCTTTACTGAGAACACCTACATCACTATAAGTTTTCTTAGACAAAGATACATTTTTAAATTTAGTTGTGTCTGTCATATTTCTCCTTGTTATATTTTATGGGAGTATATGTGTTGTAATTATTAAGTCAAGGATTAAATGAAATATATTTTATTAATGGTTCTATGTAGTGAACTAGCAAATCACCAGTGCAAAATTATACCAACTCCTACAATTTTATTTGATGATTATAGTAGCTGCATTGTTTCTGGCTATGAATATTCACATAAATTAATGGCAGAGTTTGATCCAGAATGGACTAATAGTATGCTAGCTTACACTAAATTTTCTTGTAAGTTAGAGACTGTGACTTGACAGCCACAGTAATGTGATATATTTATCACACATCACACCTTTTTTCTTTCTGCCTTTATTTTCTTTAAAGGCAGGAAGTTATTTTCCCTGGCCTTTGTATTTCTTCCAAGATCTACGCTTAGATTTATTCATCTTACACTTACTAGGATTTCGCCCAATAGATGTTTTATGAAATATAGCCTCGTGTTCGATGTGGTCTTTCCATTTTCTAGCCATTATAATTTTTTTAAAGCTAAGTCTATGTCCCTTGCACTAGCTATGTGTGGAATGTAACTTATTTTTCCATTTACCTTTTGTTCAAGATCATAACCACATGTCATGCATCTAAATATATTTTCATAGATAGATACCAATACAGTATAAGACTCACACTTAGGACAATCTCCATTTACTATCTCCGTTCTAATTTCTGCGCTGTTAAATTTAGACTTCTTAGGCATCAATAAATATCTTTTAATGTTTTCCATTCAGTATCTTTTACTTTAGAATTATCTAAATGAGGTTGTTTAATATTATCATTTCTTTTAATACTAACATCAGTAGTATCTTCTGCAGTATCTAATGCAACTCTACCAATAAAAAAAGATTTACCCAATGCTGCTTTCTTAATTGGTCTGGGTACTAAAACTTCACCATTTATATATCTTGGTTTTGTCATTACTCTAATATTAACTTCTTTATAGATAAAGATCCATCGATATTTTTTTCGAGCTCTGCCATCGACTTGATGCAAGTATAATTTATGTTGTTATTTTTATTAGTTCTCATTGCGACACGTTTGCCCTTTAAACATTGAGACATCGATTCTTGTATTCTGTGTTCCTTGATCTCTCCGTTGACAATCATAAGAAGGGCAATAATTAACTCTGTCATAATATTTTACCTTTGTTTTCACCTTGCTTGATAACATATTTTTGTGTACCATGCTTGCCAGTTTCTACTTCTTTTTTTAAATTTTTTGATAGACTCATAGCTTTATTTTCTTTGTTTATCTGTGCGATATGATCTAATACTTTTCTATTAATGCGTCCCGTTGCCATTTGCTCTTACCTTATCTTTTAATTCTTCTACATCTTCTAAAAGTTTTTCAGTTTGTTTTTGTATAAACTGTATGTTTACTTTGTTGTGCATCATGTCCTCAATCCGTGTTTCTATCTGCTCGACACTTTTATAAAGATCTTCCAATAAAAAATGTTGCTCCTGATCAGTAGGGACTTGTTCACTTTTCTTTAATAAATCATTTTCAAACAGCTCACGTGATGTCTCTAACGATACCAACCTCGCCGTTAGTTCTGTGTATGCAAATACACCCATAGCAACTAAAATTATTAGGGAGGCTACGGTCTTCATCGGCATCTGTACTCTTGCCTCTTCTCCAATGTTTAATGGTTTATTTGCCATTTTTCTTTTTTTTACCACACTTGCAACGTGGTGCAAATAATCTATCTACCCATGCCATAACGTCATCAAGTGTTGAAAAACATTTATATATAAATTTATCAATCATGTTTTGGTTTTGGTAGAGGTATTATATAGTCTTTTGTATCAACTTTCAATGGTGCTTGCCCAGGAGGTCTTACAAAAAAAGCTAGTAAACAAAACAAAATTATCAACACCGCTGTAAATGTGTAGTTCATTGCGGTCCTGTTTCATATTATATAATAATTGCTATAATTAAAATAACTACAGCAATAGCTATTGCTTTTTTATGCTCTGCCACAAAATGTGGTATATGTTCTTTTAAGTTCATTTTAATTTTCCCCCTTAATGTATATCACCCCAATTTTTACCCTTCTCGTAGTCTACCTTGTTAGGTATCTCCAAG